TCCGAGCCCGGCAATATGGAGGGCTCGGATATGACGGCATCGTGGGCTATTCGCCTATCGCGATGCACCGCAACGCCGTGGCGCTCGGGCAGGCGCAAGAGGAGGCGGGCGGCCGGTTCATCGCGGGCGGCGGAACGCAGCGGGTTGCGCTCGTGGCTCCGAACGGGTCCAAAGTTGATGAGGCCAAAACCAAGAAAGCGTGGATGGAGGCGAATAGCGGACTCGAAACCGCTGGCAAGGTAGCGATTCTCACGGGCGGGATGGACGTTAAGACGTTCGGTATTCCGCCCAAAGACGCTCAATACCTGGAGGGCCGCTCCTGGCAGTTATCCGAATTTGCGCGCATCTATGACTATCCTCTCGGGATGCTGTACGACGCGCTCAGTAAGACGGATTCTTATGCCAGTTCGGAACAGGATGATTTGAAGTTCGTCAAACACTGCCTCCGGCCGTGGGCGGCGCTCGTTGAAGCGAAGGTCAATATCACTGTTCTGGGCTCTAACGATTCCATTACTTGTGAACACGATCTGTACGACCTCCAGCGCGGAGACCTTCAGAGCCAAATGAACTCCTACAAGGCCGGCGTAACCGGCATGGTAGTGAAGCCCAACGAGGCCCGCGCCCGATTACGGCTCCCGCCTGACACGGACCCCGGAGCAAACCAACTGTGGGGACAGGGGCAAATGATGCCCATGGGCTCACTTCGGAAGGCAAGCCCTAAGAGCCAGCAGAAACCGGCAACTCCGCCACAGGCCAACCCTACGGCGCCACAGCCCGCGCCAGAACCAACCCAGAAGTAGACAAGGAGAGCAATGAAAATCGAGCGCAGAACCTTCAAGGCGGAGCTACGTAAGGCCGGCGATTCACGGAAAATCCGCGGCCTGGCTATCGTCTTCGGCCAGTTATCCGAAAACCTGGGGGGCTACCGGGAACAAATCGACGCGGCGGCTCTGGATGGCTGTGACATGGCGGACGTGCGGTGTCTCGTCAACCATGACGATAACCGCGTCCTTGGGCGGACTACCAGCGGGACTCTGACTCTATCGCGCGATGCCGCGGGCCTGACCTTCGAGTGTGACCCGGCCGATACGAGCTACGCCCGCGACCTGGCGGCGTGCATGGACCGGGGAGACATTGACCAGTGTAGCTTTTCGTTCGTGGTAGCGCCGGGCGGTTCGGACTGGTCCGAAGATGCGGCCACGGGCGGCGAGATTCGCACCGTCAAAAAGATTGCGAGGCTCTATGACGTGTCGGTGGTGACTTACCCCGCCTACACTCAGACCTCCAGCGAAATCCGCAGCAACGCGGACATCCTGGCCGAAAGGCCACAGATCGAAACCCAATCGGCAGGCCACGAGGCCCCGCCCGCTCCAAGCGGCGCGGTGGGCTTAGACCTATTGCGCCGTTTGGAATTCGAGTACTACGGCAACAAATAAGGAGCAATAACCGAAATGAAAGAACTTTTGGCACAGCGGGCGAAAGTGTTTGAGCAGGCCCGCGCTTTGGTTCTGAAGGCGGAGGCCGAAAAGCGCGCCCTGAAGCCGGAAGAGCAAACCGAATACGACGCCCGTATGGCCGATGTGAAGGCATTGGGCGAAACCATCGAACGTTCCCGTATGTCCGCTGAGATGTGCGCGGAACTGGACCGGAGCATCGGGCCGCGTGAGACGGCCGATAACCGGCGTTCGCCTGGCAGTGACTTGGCGGATGCGGCCATGGATCAGTTCTTGCGGCGTGGAAGCGAGAGCCTGAGTACCGAACAGCGGCGCATCTTCGCGCCCGTGGACGGCTACCGCGATGGCATTCAACTCCGCACGGCCTCTCCGCTGTCGGATGTGACCGGCGCCGCGGGTGCCTATATGGTTCCTCAGGGCTTCCTGGCCGTGCTGGAACAGGCCAAGAAATGGTACGGCGGTATGCTCCAAGTGGGCGCTACGGTTCTGCGCACCGCGACGGGCGCCAGTCTGCCTTATCCGAACCTGAACGATACCGGCAACGTCGGTGAGTTGGTTGCGGAGAATACGCAGGTTTCGCAGGCCGCTACCGAAATGTCTTTCGGCCGCATCACCTTGGGCGCGTACAAGTATTCGTCCAAGCTGGTCCTGGTTCCCATCGAACTGATTCAGGACTCCGCGTTTGACGTTCAGGGCTTGGTTGCAAACGCGCTTGGCATCCGGTTAGGCCGCATCCAAAACACGCACTTTACCACTGGAACCGGTTCCAGCCAACCCAACGGCGTGGTTACCGCGGCTACTTCCGGTACGACCGGGGCCACGGGCGAAACCGCAAAATGGGTCTACGCCGATATTCCAACCCTGATTCACTCTGTGGACCCGGCGTACCGCATCGGCGCCAAGTTCATGTTGAACGACGCCTCCGCTCTGGTGACTGAGTTGATGGTGGACGGCAACGGCCGGCCTCTGCTCAATTCCTCTTTCCTCGGTATCAGTCAGGAAGTCAAGGCCGGCGATCCGACGAACCCGCTCAAGTACTCCATCCTGGGTTACCCCGTTGTCATCAACAACGACGTGGCCACGATGTCCGCAAACGCGAAGTCCGTCCTGTTCGGAGACTTCAGCAAGTACATTATCCGGCAGTGCCTCGATTTCATGCTGGTCCGGTTCGGTGAGAAGTACATGGACTACGGCCAGATTGGTTTCGTAGCCTTCGAGCGGTGCGACGGCAACCTTCAGGACGCCGGAACCCACCCGATCAAGTATTTCGCCAACAGCGCAACCTAAGACGTTCGTTCATCCTCCCTTGGGGCCACGGTACGCGTGGCCCCGTTTTATGAAGCAGAAACCACCTGATACCGCACGGTTACCGCGCGATGAGCGCGCTACCCTACCGAGGCCGAAACGATGAACCTGAAACTCTTGACGCCGGCAACGGATGAGCCGGTAGCGCTCGAAGAATTCAAGGCGCACGCGCGCATTGACGATAGCGGCGACGATGCGGACGTGGGCGGTAAGGTGCTTGCGGCGCGCGTCCACGTTGAGAACATCACGAACCGGGCGCTAATTACTTCCACCTGGCAGGCGTTCTTTCGGCACTGGCCGGGTACGCGATGGGAAGACGGCCGGGTGAATGACCCTGTATTTCGGATACCGCTTGGCAATCTGCAATCGGTAACGAGCGTAACGTTCACGGACTCCACCGGGACACAGCAGACGGTTGACCCTTCGACGTACGAGGTTGACCTGTTGGCCGGGGAAATCCTATTAGCCACTGGCGCCGCGTGGCCGGCCGCGGCGATGAAGCGGGCTAACCCAATCTGTATCACGTTCGTTTGCGGGTGGACCGTGGACACGGTTCCGCAGGCGATCAAGGCCGCTATCGAGCTTCTGGCCGCTCACTGGTACCGTAACCGGGAAGCTGTGACTATCGGCCGTACGACGGTGGAATCAATGCCGCTCAAAATGGCGGTGGATGCGTTGATTACGCCGTACATCCTCTGGAAATTCTGACATGGCCGTCAATAACTCGTGGATACCAATCGACGCCGGAGACCTGTTCGCGCGCATTCAACTGGAGTGCGACACGATCAGCCACGTAAACGGGGCGGAGGTGCGCACGGCCACGGTTTACGGCTCCGCTTGGGCGTTCGCACAGGATGAGGGCGGCGGCGAGGCCGTCAAGGGCGCGCTGGTTCAGTCCGTCTCAAAGTGGAACTTCACGATTCGGTACCGCTCCGACGTGAAGCCACAACATCGCGTGATCTACAAGGGAATGCGCATGGAGATCATGGCGGTTCACGAGGAAGACCAGCGGAAAACTCAACTGTTGTTACAGTGCCAAACCTATGCCGGTTAACGACGATCTTTATACGGCGCTGACAACCGCCCTTGGGAGTACGGTGGATGGGGTCTTTGATACTAAATTTCCTCCCCGGTACGTACTCGCGAATCCGGCCGTAGTCTTCACGTCCATCAGCGACGTTCCCGAGACGGCGATAGACGGCGCCATTATCCGGCGCGTGGCGCGATGGCAGGTTAGCGTTTGGGCGGGTGATCTGGTTTCGGCGCGGGCGGTGAAGGCGGCCGTGATTGCTGCGCTCCACGGGTACAGCGGAACCTACATCGCGCGTTGTGAATTCGAGAACTGTCCCGCGGAGTTCTTCGAAGAGGATGCGGTTCCGCCTGGTTACCACATCCCAATTGATTTCATGATTCAGCATTAGCCCGACTTGGGCAAAACCAAAGGAGAAGAAGATATGCCGTTTGTGTTTGGCACTAGCCCGAGTGCGGGCAGTCAGATCAAGGTGTCAATTTCGAGCACCATGACCATCATTAATGGTTGTGAAGGAATTCCGGCTTTCGGCGGAGTCAAGGGGAATTACGAGACAACCCCTATCGACGCCACGGCCAAGACTTTTGCGGATGATGTCCCGGACCCCGGTGAAATCACCCTGACCGGTACGTGGGACTCGTTGGACCCCGGACAGGCCCACTTGCTGGCTTCCTCGCAGGCTATCGGAACGGTGGATGCCTTTGAGGTGGACTTCACGAAGAAACCCGGCGCGTCCACGGCCGCCAAGGCCACGTTCAACGCGTACGTGTTGGGCTTCCAGGTGGCCACGGCGAAGAACAAGGCTCAGATGTTCACGGCCAAGATCAAGCTCACCGGGCCTGTGACTGTCACGGCTACCACGTAGGAGCCGGAAACCGGATTTACCCCGCCCGGCCATTTTGCGCGGGCGGGGCCATTTTGGCGTAAGGGAGGAAAAAGGAAAATGCGGCAAGCGATTGAAATTCAGTTCGGCGGCAAAACGCGCCACCTGGTCTACGACTACAACGCCATCGCTGAGCTTCAGGACGTGGCGGGAACGTACCACAGCAACATGGCCCACATGAAGGCTGTACGGGCGATGCTCTGGGCCGGCCTACTCGCGGAGACGTTGGACTCACGCGGCCGGGAGACGGAGAACACGCTTTCTCTGATCGAGGTTGGCGAGATCCTGGCCAAGTGCAGTAAGGCCGAACGCAACAAGCTCATGGAGTCCATACAAGAGGCGCGCGGCATCGCGGAACCGCCCGATGAGGAACGCCCTACGCCTGCCAACCCCAACAGCTAACGCTTGAGGAGTTGGCGGCGATTGGACGGATTGACTACGGGCTTGCAGAGGGCGAGTTCTGGCGGCTCACTCCGCGCCAGTTCTACGAGTACAGCAAACGATACGCCGAAGCGGAAAAGCGGCGTTGGGCGCCGTACCGGTTCCTTGCCACGGTTACCGCGCGGGCGATGGGCTCGGACGTGGATTACATGGCGGAGCCGGAAGAACAGACCGGAGAGGCCGCGGCGGACGTGTTGGAAGCGTGGTTGAGGGCGCGGGCTACGAATGGCGAAAAAGGCGATAGTTTGCGAGAGCCTGACCAAGCTCCAAGTACAGATGTTGCGGATGGAAACGGCGATTGAGCCATCCGACGTAAAGCCCGTGCTCGTGGCGGCGCTTCAGCCGATCAAGGAAACGGCGATTCGTAATCTGACCGGGTTGGTTCACACAGGGGGAGACCTGAAGTTACCCGGTCAGAGGCACATAGAAGACGTGCTCTTAACCGAAGAGGGGAAGTCCAGTACCCGCGCTTCGGCGTTTCTGAAGCTCTGGCGTAAGTTCGCCCCACAGGGAATATGGATCGAGTTTGGCCACGTGCTATGGCGCGGTGGTACCAGGCGCTCCGGCAAGGGTAAGAAGTGGGGCGATGTGATACCGCGGCCGTTCTTCCGGCCGGCTATCGACGCACAACGGAAGACAACCGAAACCCTCATTGAAGAGGGAATCAAGAAACTCATCGAACGATTCACCACCCAATACTGACATGGCATCCCTTTTAGACCTTTTCGTCCGAATCACGGCGGACAACTCCGAGTACAAGCAAGCGCTCAAGGAATCCCGCGAGACTACCGAGGATTTCGCGTCTCTGGTGGAGGCGGCGGGCGGCAAGATTGCTACCTCTCTGTCCTTTGCCGGTATCGCCGCGGCGGCCGTTGAGATGGCTACCGAGTTCGAAGAGGCATCGGTCAAGATCCAGCGGGCTACGGGCGCCACGGGCGAGAGCTTGGACGGGCTGGAAGAATCGTTCAAGAACCTGTACGCCGGCTCCTCTCGCTCCGCCGAAGAGATTAGCGGGGCGATGTCTCAGGTTGCTATCCGTACGGGCCTGACTGGCGCCGCGCTCGAAGACCTGACCGGGTACGCCCTGAAGTTCGCCAAGGTGACGGGTACCGACGTGGCTACGGCCGTCACGAGTAATGAAAAGCTGTTCGCTCAGTGGGGGATTGCCACCAAAGACCAGTCCCAAGCACTCGATGTCTTGTACGTGGCATCTCAGAAAAGCGGAATCGGGGCGGCTCAGTTGGGTTCGTCTATGGCGTCCATGGGGCCGGTGTTGCGCTCGTTTGGCTTCAGTTTCCAGGAGGCGGCCGGGCTTATCGCGACCTTCGAGAAGTCAGGGCTTGACGCTACCGAAGTTACCCGCGGACTCCAGACGGCGTTTATCTCGTGGGCGAAGTCAGGGGCGGACCCTAAGCAAGCCCTGTCCGATCTGATTGAGAAGATGAGCGAGACCACGAACGCGGCGGACGCCGTGGCGCTGGCTGTGGGTGAGGGTGTATCGAAGCGGGCGGCCGTACAGCTTGCGGACGCGGCGCGGAATGGCGCGCTCGACTTCCAGGGGCTCACAGATGCTCTTGACGATGCTTCCGGGGCTGTTGGCCGGATGGCTGACAAAACGGACACCTTCCACGATAAGTGGGTGAAGTTGACCCACGCTTTCGGAGAGATGACGGAGGGGCCGGGCTCGGCAATCCTGAGTTTCTTTACGGTTCTGACGGAGGGCGTAACGGCTACCTTCACATCCGTAAGCAAGCTGTGGGAATTGATAACGAAAGGACCTGGAGAGCCGGGGAAGCCGAACCTTCAGACGGTATCTGTACCGGGGCTCAGTGGCGGACTCAATGGACCTACGCCGGCCGAAGTGGCGGAGCGTACGGGTATGAAGTATCTGGCGGACCACGGCATCACTACGCCTGCTCCGCCTCCTGGACAGAACACCGTCAACACGCCCAACGGGGGCGGTGGTTCCGGGGATGGATCGGATACACTCGGTAAGGTCACAGACCACTACCACGCCATCAAGCAAGAATCGGACGGTATGGCCGTCCTGATTGCCCAAGAGCATCTTCAGGTAGAGGCCCACCAGGCCGTCATACAGGAAACCGCGAAGTTCAACGAGGCCACGGGGGCATCGGTGGACGCGGTGGAGTACTTGGCCATTAAGCAGGCGGCGGCCACGCTTGGCATGGATGACTTTGCTAAGCAGACGGAGCCGGCCACGGGTCAGACCAAGGCTCTCGGTAGAGAGATGCTGGCCACGGCCAAGTACGTGGACGGCCTCACCGATTCCGTGGTGGCACAACAGCAAAAGGCCCTGGAGGCTAACACCTTCGGGAAGCTGGCGGACTCCGCCCAATACTTCGGCATCACTACCACGCACCAATACGAGGAAATCGCGCGGGTGTCCGGTGAGAAGTTTGACCAGATGCTCAAGACCGGGGTTGCCACGGAACGCGACCTTGCAATAGCAGCGCTTCAGACCGGAAAGGCCGAAATTGACGCGGACTATACGGCCGGCCGGATGAGCCAAGAAAAGTACCTGGCTGACAAAAAGGCCATGGACGATGATCTAGCCGTCTGGCAGGGGAACGCGAAACAGAAGATCTCCCTGATTGACCAGGTGGGGGCGGAGTCCGCCAAGATGGCGAAATCCATGTTCTCCAGTATTGAAAAGGAGATGGCAACGGATATCGTCCACTGGAAAGGGTTTCAGGCGTCTGTTACGAGCATCTTCCAGAAACTCGGTACGGACGTTACGGCTATCGCTCTCCATGCGCTGTTTAAACCACTCGAAGACGGTTTCGTAAAGCTGATTAGCAAGTGGATAACCCAACTGGCGGCCTTTCTGGCGGCGAAGGTATCGACGGACGCCGCCAGTACGGCATCTGAAACGGCATCACAGACCGCACAGACGGCCGCAACCGTGGTATC